TCTGGCTCAGTCAATCCAATAGAGTTGGCTAGGTCTTGGTATGCCGCATCAGGGCTAACACCTTCTGGTGCTTCCACCTCGTAGACTTTCCCGTCTGGCGCTTCAAACTCATAAATCGGCATATTTATTTCACCCTAAACTTTACACCTGACTCGGTAGTTTGCCATTCAGTCGATGGCTGCTTCTGCTGCCCCGTCTGTCGCACATCTTCAAGCATTCCGGCAGCACGCCTAATTTCGTTGGCCTCAAAGTCGTTGCCCTCCTCTTCCGCCGCTCGTAACGATCTTTTGACCGCCCTTTCTGCAATCTCTATCGCCTTCTCAAGAAGCCTAACGTTAGTTGTTTTCGACTTACTAAAGTCCGCCATAAGGCGCTCCAGCCTCTGCCCTTCCGCGTTAGTAAAGGCGGCTCCAAATGTGGGCTTAAGTTGCTGCAGTACAGCAACACCCATTAAGTTTCTTAGCTCCCCCTCATCGGCATAACCCTCAATGCCCAAGAAGTTAAAAGCGTCCTGCTTAATGGACTGGATACCGCCCGTGTTGATCTGCCTAGCTAGTTCAAGCGTACGCCTTAGGTCAATCAGAGAGTCAGCAGCCTCCACACCACTCTCAATGTATCCCTGCCTGCGCTCGGCGGTGGTCTTGGCGCGCTCTTCCCCTCCAGCCGCCTCGATACCTGCCTTAGTTCGCTCTTCAAGTGTTCCGAGGCCGCCCTGCAGAAATTGAGATTTAAACTCCTCTGCTGCCTTCGGATCATCTTTACGTAACTCTTGGTATCTATCCCAATTGCGCTCGTCCGTTGTGCGCCGATCCGCCAATTGTTGTTGCCTTGGGTACATTTGGCGGTAAGTTTCTGGCGCAATAGCAAGTAGGGACACCTTCGCTATCTCATCAGTGTTTTGGTCTGGATCTAACTCAGAACCCATAAGCTCCAAGACGTCACCAGCATCTCCCCCAAGCATGGTTATTTCGTCAGCCATGTCTGTCAAGATTGCCTTTCTTTGCTCAGGGTCTTTCGAAGCAAGCAGCTTCATATAACCCTTGGCGGTAGCTTGTCTCTGCTTTTCGTCAGCAATGCCCGCTTGCCGCATAGCGAATTGCTGGAATTGCGGGTTGGTCGAGGAGATCTCTAGCATCTTGTCGTAATCTTTTGCGATAGCTGCATCCCTAAACTCTTGCTCAATGCCTCGCTGCTTGTGAGCTTGAATAGCTCCGCCAATATTCTGTCCGAGCGACTGCGTTATGCCTAAAAGCCCTTGGGCGCCTGCTGATGGGTCGACGAAAAACGGGTTTCCTTGCTGTGCCATTATCCTGCCCCCCCTGTCATTGCGGCAGTTGCGGCGTCCGCGCCAGCATTAAGTAGCCCCATTAGTTGCGCAGCCTGCTGGTTTCTACCAATAACGTTAGCCTGCGCCGCCCCAGTTATGCCCTGAGCCAACGTGTTACCGATGTTTCCCATCATTTGAGCTTGCTGCAAGTCCCCCGTGTTCATCCCAGCGATTCCGCGCAATATGTTTGCTTGGTCTAACTCATGCTGGCGTATATAGTCACGACCCATCTGGTCATACTGCATTCCCACGCCAGCACCACGCATTGCTGCATCTGTTGCATACTGCACCCCAGACTGACCTAGACCTAACTGAGCTTGCAATCCCGCTTGCCCAAGCCCTAGATCAGCCTGAGCCGCTTGTTGTTGAGCTTGGTTTTGCAGAGCTATAGCCCTATCAGATAACGCCCTCTGAGCGTTTCCACCGCGAAGCCCGCCAGTGACAGCCTGCCGCCTAAGTAGAGCCTCCTCACCAGACTGGATAGCTTGATCAACCCCACTCATTAGAGAGGCTCGATAATCCCGTCCCAATCCCTGTAGGCCAGTCATGTATTCGTTTCCCAGCTGCCCCAACTGAGCTTGGGCGCCTTGGCCTGCCCCCAATATTTCTCCTACATACCTGTCGCGCTCTCCCTCAAAGTCCTGCGTTCGGCGTCCTTGCTGGGCTTGCCGCATTAGCTGACCTAGTGCTTGATCTCTAAATCTAGCTGGAAGCTTGGTGCGCTCCCTAAACAAGTCTAACGCTTGTTGCTGGTAGTCTGCTGACAGCTGTGACGCCTCCCTTGACGCCGCCGCCGCCTCTTGGCCTGCTTTTGCGGCGCTCCTGCCCGTCAGCGGGTCTACAACGTTGTTTTTCACCCATTTGAAAACCATAATTAAGACCCGTCTGTGAATAGCGTGTAAGTCAGTTTGGCATCTACGCCAGCGCCGCTAGCAACTGCAATAATATTTCTGTCATCAGCAAAGCCGACACTAACAAGGTCGGTAAACACCATCGATCCATTGGCAGGCACTATTTCAGTACTAATTAATGTACCGCTAGCGCTAGTAAGGTCTGGTGAATCATAAACAGAAACAGTGATCCCTGCGCCAGTGCTGTTATACGCCAAAAGAGATCCGGTCACATGGCGGTTGTTAGTTCCTGCTGCTGTTAGCAGTGTTGTGTCTACCGCCGCAACAGCAATTGGGTTAGTGCCTAAATTTCGTTGAACTGCCATTAGTTGATCACCCCCTTCTCTGAAATCACGAAATTCTTATAACGTGTAGTTACGCGACCACTGGCCGCCGTTGCTGTAACCATTACTTGCTGGAATGATTTATCAGCGCTATCTACCTTAACCCGAAATTCAACCCTGAAGTCTGTTTGGCCGGAAGACTGAATGGTTAAATTATTGGATTGCTCAATCTCGAAAGACATTAAGTAATCACCTTCCTCTTGAGTCAACCAGTCGGTGAAATCGATGGCTGTATCAAGAATGTCATTAGTAGACATTGGTGTATTATCTTGATTGATTTGTGCTTGAGGTTGCGGGCGATTGAAGCGGTTGTATCTGCTGCCACGAAAAGTGTTGCCCGAGCCTATCGGCATACGGCGGGAAGGAACAACGGGCATTAAGTTGTTACGGTTCCATGTGGCAAGAAACGAGGTATAGGCCTGTTTAGCCTTTGTCACGAGATCAAGAGGTAATCCCATACCAAACGATGGAGACATCTGGACAGCGAGACGAGTCTGCATCATTGGCCAGTATTCACGAGACACACCTAGGTCATCATTCGGGTCTGACTCCTCAGTGAACACATAGCCAATGTCATAACCACTGCCAAGCAACTGCGCCATCATGCCTTCCAGCTCATAAAGAAAGGCGGCAACCTCATCATTCGTCAGTGTTGACGTCAGGCCGCTTATCCGCAACTCTCTTGCTGCTGCGTCTATTATGTCTTTTTTTAGCGCCATCTTTTGAAACACTCCAACCATTGTCTAGGTGATACTGAAACTCTTCAGGCTTGACCCTTTTAGGTTCGCCATCCTTATAAAGTATTGATGCCATTGTCTTCTACCTGCTAAATATTGACGCATATTTTACCATTCTGACCTTGGTTGGTCGAATGGGTGGTCTATACTTAGTTGGAAACATTCAATCAATCGAGGATAACAGAATGAAAAACTTTACTGCTATTGCGTTGGTAACTCTTATTTCTTACGTCTTTTTCCTTTACGTCTTTTTCCTTCTTGGGATAACCTGCAATGAGAATCACCACAAAGAAGAGAGGCAAGCTATCACGGAGTGCGAAAAAGACCTACCAAGAAGTAAGAACTGTAAGCTTATCGCAGTAATTGAGGAATAAAAAAAAGCCCCCAAAAGGGGGCTAATACACACAACATCGAGGAGTGAAGTTGATTAGGAAATAAGACCTACGCCGTTACAATGCGGCATACGGTTAGTTACACCGTACCAAGTGAACAAGCGGAACTGAATCTCTGCAGTAACCATATTTGAATCATATACCATATAGACGCGCTGTCCATTCTTCATGGTATCGGTCAATACTTCAAGGCCGCCCCATGACTGCATAATATCCCAAGGCGCTTCACCTTGCATAACCTCTACGGAGTCCTTCATCCAGAACAGGTTAGGCTTGATAGCTGTGTCGGTGTTTTGACGAACAACAACGGCGCCACTTGCAATGGTGGTATCTACGTTAGCGTAGGACTTCTCTAGGGTGCTCAAGGCTGCATCATCCGCTGCAATGAACTTCGGATAAAACGTTATATTGTTCCCGCTAATACCAACAATGGTCGCAGTCATGGGCTGATTGGTTTCAGTCTTATCCATCTGGCCAAGAGCCTGAACAGGTGTGCCGCCATTCTCAAACGTGACTTTATCACCAACATTGTAGCCAGTTGAGTCGGCTACGGGAATTGTCATTTCGCGGTAATCGTTGTTAGTGACAACAAGACCATTGGTGACTTCACCATCTTCCGGCGCGAACGACTGGTTAGCAGTAACGGTAGTGTCAGGAGATACTCCACCCGCAAGATTGCTAATGGTGTTGGTTTGTAAAACACGGAAGCCAGCAATGTTCTGACCAATCAAACCCTTCTCGTAAGCCTCGGCTGGGCGATTCTCAAGGGTTTCGCGACCTGCCAAGTCTGCACCAAAGCGAATGTAATCGCGGTTGTTCAGCGCGCAGCACCACTCACCCATAGGGGTTTGACGCTCATTTTTCAGTGCATCCATCTCTGAAATAAACTCATAACCGCTGTTGCCGGAATATTGAACTAACAGGGAGCCTGCATTCTGAATGGTATTGGCGATAGTTTTGTTTAGTTCGGCAGCTTGACGCATGGCCGACTGCTTAACAGCGCGGTCAAGGTAATCACGATTACGAATGTCATCAACTCGCAAGGTGATAAAGTCATTCTTTGGGGTGCCAAGAGTACGGCGGTAAGCTTCTTCAATCAGACCTGTATTAGTGTTGGCTGTCATATCCCAGCCTTCAAAAATCGGTCTATGCTGCTGGATAGGCTGCCAGACATTGTTATCTGAATCTTGCATATCCGCAGAATTGTATTTGAACGTTTTTGTGTTTTCTAAAAAGGTAGATTCACCTTCGAATGTCTCCATGAAATTCTCGAAAACATCCACTGCAACCTTCTTTAGAGTTCCTGCATTTGCCATAATATTTACCAGTCTCTAGTGTTGATTTTCTCTTGTCTAGCTTGGCGCTTCACATTATAAGCCCCTTGGGCGTCACCCTTTTTAAGGGCTTCCTTATATTTCGCCTGAAGATTCCCGACCTTACCACCATTGCCTTTTACTACTGGCGCTGGCTTTCCAGCCTTACTGACCTTCCCGCTAGAATTTACCTTGCCGCGCTGCTCGCCAAGAAATATGGCGGCCTCGATACCCGTTGGGTCTTCAGCAAGTAGTGTTTTTAACTTTTCACGCTTTTCGGCGTTTATGCCAATTGATAAAACAACCTTTTCGGAACCCTCGCCCATTCGCTCGATAAGAGAGTCAGCAACGCTATCATTACCCAAAGACTGACGAAACATCATGTCTGCCGTTCGGTAAGCATCCTCAGTCAACCCTTGAGTCTTGTCGACAAATTCAGCCGCCCTAGTGTAATGACTGTCGATACGCTCTTTACGTTTAGAGGCTGCTTTTTGCTGAGCTTCAGCTTGCAACTTTTCGGCTTGCTCTTGTTCGATACGCTTTTGATCAATACCACGACGATAGTCGTAAAGATCATCCTCGTATTTTGCCTGAGCTGCTTTATAGTCTGCATCACTGTCGTAATCAGCTTCAGACGGCGGCATCGGTCTTTGCGGCTCATTGCTGGAAGAAGCAGGGGTATTTCTTACCGCCTCTAGTTCAGCTCTTAGTCTTTCGACCTCTGCATTGTGCTCGTCTTGCAACTTTGCCTGTAGCCTTTCTTGCTTGGCGCGCTCTTTCTTCTTAGCCTTTCCAGCGGCCAAGTTTGCTAAGTCCTGCGCTTCCGAAAGCCATTCGGGCGTCTCTTGTTCTTGCTCGGTTTCGTGATCCTGTTCTTCAGCCTCGTTAGCTTCTGTTGCTTCATTTTCCGCTTCAGTCTCAACCTCATTGGCTTCGGCCTCAGGCTCCACAACTTCCGTTAATTCCGCTTCAGTTTGGTCGTCAATCTCATCTGACATATATAGTTTTCCCACATCTGGTAACATACCCGCGATTCGCTGCGGTAGGCGCGTGCTATTTAACCCTATGGCACAAAGGTGCGCCTATTATATCACTCAAAACACAAAGAGGTAAGACATGCCTATTTCTACAAGC